TTCACCGAAAAGCACTGGGCTCAGTTTCAGGCGAATGTCCGTACGTGGACGTCGCTGTATCAGCAGTTGCCGAGGCCGCTTGACGGGACATTGTTCAAAGTCTCGTCCATGCTGGTTGACGGCAATCCTGTTGCGATGCCGAAGCAGTGCGACTACGTATTCGCCATTCTGGACAGCGCGCTCAAAGCCGGTGACAAGAACGACGGCACAGGCGTTACCTACTTCGCCCGTAACCGGTACGTTGGCCATCCACTGCTGATTCTCGATTGGGATATCACGCAGATCGAATCGGATTTGCTGACCGAATGGTTTCCGACCGTCATGGAACGCCTGGTTGCTCTCGCTCGAGAGTGCGGCGCACGCATGGGCAGCGCTGGTTCGTTCGTTGAAGACAAGGGATCGGGTATCACCCTGCTCCAGCGCGCCACCCGCAGCGGATGGCCGGCAACAGCTATCGATAGCAAATTGACCTCGCTCAGTAAGGACGCCCGCGGTACCGGCGTATCTGATTTCGTTGAAAGCGGCATGGTCAAGATTTGCGAGCCCGCATACAACAAGGTCGTTGAATACAAGCAGCGTACGCAAAACCACTTCCTGAGCCAGTTCTTCGGATACCGGCTCGGCGTTCCCAATCAGGCAGATGACCTCTACGACACCGGGGTCTACGGCATAGCAATTGGCCTCGGAGACTCTGACGGCCTATAAACATCACCCACATGGCAGACATCACTATCCAAGGTTCGAACGTATCGTCGAATCTGATGAGCCTGCTTATGTCGGATGACATCACGCCAGGCGATTCACCCAGCTACGAGTTGTGCAAGCAGATTTACGCGTATCACCCGCTTGGCTCAAAGATCGTCGACCAGCCTATCAAGATTGCGATGAGCCAACCGCGCAAGATCGCGGTGCCAGTGGTCGGCGAGGAGATGATCACCGACGCGTTTAATCGTAAATGGGTTGAGCGCAATGTTGATGCGAACATTGCGAACACCTGGCGGCTCGGGAAGATTTACGGCGCATCCGCCATCGTGTACGGCGCGAAGGACAAGGATACAAAGTCCCCCATCGCCCCCGAAGATCTGGCGAAGCTCGAGGCCGACCTGTATTTCAATGCACTTGACCCGCTGAACACAGCCGGCTCGCTGGTGCTGAATCAAGACCCGAATGCACCTGACTTCCAGAAGCCTACTGTTGTTACCGCTGCAGGGCAAACCTATCATCCGTCGCGCGCGCTTGTCTTCTTCAACGAGGCGCCGCTGTATATCGAATACACGAACTCGGCGTACGGTTACACGGGCCGCTCGGTTTATCAGCGCGCCCTCTTCCCGCTGAAGTCGTATATCCAGACGCTCATCGCGGACGATATGGTCGCCCGCAAGGTTGGCGTGATCGTCGCCAAGATGAAACCGGCCGGGTCAATCGCCGATCGTGCGATGGCGATGCTGCAGGGCATCAAGCGCAACGTCGTCAAGGAAGCGCAGACCAACAACGTCATCAACATCACGCCAGAAGAGGAGATTGAGACGCTAAATCTGCTGAATGCCGATGGCGCGCTGACGACCGCCCGCAAGAACATCCTCGAAAACATCGCAGCGGCGGTTCCTCAGCCGGCGAAGATGCTCAACTCCGAGTCATACGCTGAAGGGTTTGGCGAAGGCACAGAGGACGCGAAAGAGGTTGTGCGGTACATCAACCATGAGCGCCAGACGGTCAAGCCGCTGTACGACTTCTTCGACAACATCGTCATGCGGCTGGCGTGGAGCGAGGAATTCTACAAGACGGTTCAGGAGCAGATTCCAGAGTACAAGAACGTCGATTACAAAACTGCGTTCTATCAGTGGAAAAACGCTTTTGAAGCGACGTGGCCAAATCTGCTGGAAGAGCCCGAATCAAAACTCGTCGAGGTTGAAAAGGTCAAGTTCGAGGCGATCACTGGCTTGCTTGAGGTTCTGATGCCGCAGGCGGACCCGGAAAATAAGGCGAAGCTCATCGAGTGGGCAGAGAACAATCTCAACGAGTCCAAGCACCTATTCGCAAGCCCGCTGATGCTCGACTACGACGCCTTGGCTAATTACGAGCCACCCCAGCTCCCGCAAGAGCCGAGCGAACCCCGACCGCACGCAATCTGATGGCCTCGCAAAACTTCTACCAGGTGGTCAGCGAGGCGATCCGCCACTTCGAACAGAACGGCTTTACTTCTGCCGAAGACCTGGCCATGTGGACGGAAAAAATCCGCAAGGCTGCGATTGATTCGCTGACGCCTGAATCGGTGCTCAATGACACGTTGACCCGGACGCTTGGCGGCATCTATAAGCGGCTGGTAGATGACGGTCAGCTAATCAAGGCCAATCCTGGCATCCCGAAGTACACGGTCGAACGCCTGAAACCCAAGCTTCGCACTGAACTCGATCGGCGCATGGCGGTGTCGCGCAGCCTGATCAAGTTGAACCGCGAGCAGTCAGTGCAGAAGGTGACGCAGCGCTTCGCTGGATGGGCATCGTCCATTCCTGCGGGCGGCTCTCGCGCGGTCGACGTCAAGGACACGAAGGACCATATCCGTAAGGCGCTGACATCGCTGTCGTTCGAAGACCGGCGCGTTGCCATTGACCAATCGCACAAGTTCGTCGCGTCGCTGAATGAAATCGTGGCCGTCGACGGCGGCGCGATTGCGATGCGCTGGAATTCGCAGTGGCGCCGGCCGGGCTATCAATACCGCAAGGATCACAAGGAACGCGACCAGAAAGTCTATCTGCTCCGCTCAAGTTGGGCGAAAGACAAAGGTCTCGTCAAGCCCGGTCCTGATGGCTACTACGACGACATCACAAAGGTGGGCGAGGAAGTGTATTGCTCATGCTTCGCAACGTGGCTGTACAACCTGCGCGACCTACCCGACGACATGATTACCCAGAAAGGCAAGGACGAACTTGCGGCGGTACGCGCGAAGATCGCGGCGATGAGGGCTTGATATGCCATTAGAAGAAGGTTCGAGCCGCGAGGCAATCAGCAAGAACATCGCGACGGAACGCGAGGCGGGAAAGCCTGAGCGGCAAGCCGTCGCGATCGCCATGCATGAAGCCGGCAAGAGCAAAGCCGACGACTTCAACGAATCGGACCATCCGCGCGACGCTGATGGAAAGTTCGGTTCTGGCGGTGGATCAAGCGGGAAGCTGACCTCCGACGAAAAATCTGCTCTCTCGTCTTACTCGGGCGACGACTTCCTGCGCATCAATAAGGAACTGCGCGAAGGGAGCACCAAAGACCCAAGCGTAAAGCGCCTTGATAGTGCGATTAGCAAGAGCCCGATAGAAAGCGGTACGACGCTATATCGCGGCATGTCTCGCGAGGCCGCAAAGAAGTTGTTCCCGGATGGCAACATCACGAAGGGAATGACGATTTCCGATCCCGCCTTCGCATCGACGTCCAAGTCATCGGGCGTCGCAAAGATGATCGGGATGGGCGGCGTGGTCCTGAAGATCGAGACGGGCGACAACGCCACCGGCATCGACATGTCGAGCCATTCGCGCAACGAGCACGAGAAAGAGGTTTTGTTGCCGCGCGATGCCAAGATGAAAGTGGTGGGTGTGACTGCTCCGAAGTCTCCGACCGACCCGGTTGTCGTGCGCGTGCAATACGGCGAACACAACGCCAAGGCCGATTCGGCTGATGACTCGGATGCATATAGCCTTGGCGATAAGGTCAAGGCAGCGGGCACTTTGGTGGTAGCGGACGGGAAAGTATTGTTCCTGCGCCGCGGCAACGGTGGCGATCATCCGGGCGAATACGCATTTCCCGGCGGCCACATCGAAGCCGGCGAGACGCCCGAAGACGCCGCCCGGCGCGAGACAGCAGAAGAAACCGGATACGAACCCCACAAGCTCATTGAGTTGGGCAAGTCCGATGACGGCTCGGTCGAATTCACCACGTTCTACAATGAATCCCGGCCGTTCGACGTCGCACTGAGCGATGAAAGTACAGAATTTCTGTGGTCGCCGCTCGGATCGTGGCCGGAACCGCTGCATCCCGGTTGCCGCTTCGTGCTGGAGTCCGACGCGTTCAAAGCGGTCCGCAAGGCGCACATGACCGAGACGGACCTCGCGCGTGCGATGGTCGCGGGCGATTATTCGTCGCCGCAGTTCTTCGTGAACATGTGGATGTTCGATATCCGCATCACGGGCACGGGCACATCGTACCGATCCAAGGACGAGGAGTACGTCTACCGGCCACCAGAGGAATATCTGAACGATGAGTTCCTGGCGCGCTGCAACGGCCTGCCGGTCATCGTTGACCACCCTGAAAACGCCAACCTGAATTCGGAAGAATTCAAGAAACGCGCTGTCGGCTCGGTCATGTTGCCCTACATCAAGGGCGACGAAGTCTGGGCAATCGTTCGCATCTACGACGAAGCAACCGCGACCCTGATGTCGCAAGAGCAGCTATCCACCTCGCCTAACGTCGTATTCCGCAATCCGAAGTTGGAAAACACCGTCGTAACCCTCGACAACGGTGAGAAAGGTCTTATTGAGGGAAACCCAAAACTGCTCGACCACATCGCAATCTGCGAGGTTGGCGTGTGGGACAAGGGCGGTCCGCCTGTTGGCGTATCTACCACTAACGTTCAGGAACCTGAGATGACTGAAGAAGAGCGTAAGGCCAAGGCGGACGCCGAGGCGAAGGAAGCACTCGAAGCGAAAGCCAAGGCTGACGCTGAGGAAAAGGCTAAAGCTGATGCCGAAGAAGAAAAGGCTAAGGCCGATTCCGACAAATGGGACAAGCTGATGTCGGCTGTCGATTCGATCGCGAAGCGCATGGATTCGATGGAAGGCAAGAAGGCCGATGCGATGCCCGCCGAAGAACTGAATGTCGCCGACAAGGCGAAGGCTGACGCAGAAGCCAAGGAAAAGGAAGAGGCTGAGGCGAAGGCCAAAGCGGATGCGGAGAAGGAAGAAGAAGCGAAGGCCGACGCCGAAAAGAGCGCCCTGCTCGATCGCGTTTCGCAACTCGAGAAGTTGCTGGTGCAAACCGCTTCTCTTACTCCGAAGCCCCTGAGCGATGCCGACCACGCTGCGTTTGCTGATGCACAAGCCAAAGCCGACAGCGTGTATAGCGCATTCGGCAAGCAGGCTCCCCGTGCACTGAACGGCGAAGATCTGCTGGCGTATCGCAAGCGCCTGGTTGCACCGATGGTGTCGCATAGCCATGAATGGAAAGGTGCCGACATCAGCAAACTCGACGCGGCTCTGTTCGACAAGATCGAAGCGAAGGTTTACGCAGACGCAGCACAGTCCGCGAACAACCCGACCGATGGCTTCGAAAATGGCCCGCGCGCCCGCACCCGCCGCCTCGAATCAGGCCACATGGTGACCGAGTTCTTCGACAGCCGTCCGTCATGGATGGATGCTCACCGCCCGCCGCGGATGAAGAGCAAGATCATCCAGCCGAAAACGCACTAACAGTTTCTCGTCGCTACCTGAGGGCCCGCCACTGAGCGGGCCTTTTCATTTTCTGGAAAGAATATGGCAATCAATACCCCCTTCTTCCCGTACGCGACGACGAACGCAGCAGGTTCGTTTTCGGTACAAAGCGCTGGCTACGTCCAGGGCGTCTATCAGGACGCTCCGGCCACGCGCTATTCGCTCAATATCGGCACGCTCTCGCCGAACGCTACCAGCCCGATCTGGGGTGGCATGGCGATCTCCGAAAGCGTTGCCCCTGCATCGGGCTATGACCGCACGCAAGGCGGCACTGTCGTTGCAGCTACTGCGTTGACGAACCTGACCGGCTTTTCGGTGTTCAACAACGCCTACGCATGGCCCGGTTCGCCGCAAAGCCCGGTGCCGCTCGCGGGTGCCTCGGGCATGACGGTCCCGTTCTTCCGCATGGGTTCCGGCATCGCGATTCCGGTCGCAATGGACCCGTCCCTCGTTTCGCTCGACGGCAGCCTGATCACGACGCAAGTGTCGTGGGACTTCAACAACCAGGTTCTGCAACCGTTCGACGCGTCGACGCCGACCTACTCGATCACCTCGCAAACCGCGACCTTCGCAAATGGCGTGTACACCGTGGCTGTTGTCATGGCTGCTGCATCGCCGGTTGGTGGCGTGGGCGACCTGATCAACATCAGCGGCGCA